CGTATGGACCAGAAGAAAAAGCTAAACTAGAAAAAATCATTACCGAAGGCGGCACAGTCATGCGGGAAATTGATGATCTACGTGAAAGCTTGAAAGAAACTGTAAAAAGTATTGCTGATGAATTAGACATCAAACCTGCAATCATTAATAAAGCAATTAAAATTGCATATAAAGGTGATTGGAACAATCATAATGAAGATTGGCAAGAAGTTGAAGCTATTTTAGATATTACTAAAAATATTTAATTTAATAGTTATTGGAAAGGTAGGCTGGGCCATAAACCGCATAGATGGGTGCTTATGAGCCGGAAATCATAAATGGAGAATATAATATGGAAATTAACAAAGACTTCGAATTTGAAGTATGTGAAACATGTCCGTCACTTCATGATTGTGAAGCTAGATGTTCATGCAAAATTGAAGAAATGCTATCAGAAGATGTAGCAAAACAACGTGGTGAAGACGAAACCTCTTTAATGGGGGATTCAGAATGAGCTATGTAGATGCATTTTTTGATAAAACTGCTGATATTGTAAAAGTCGTTGAACGCAATAAAGCAGGTGGTAGAGAATACCGAGATTTCCCAGTAAAACCTACATTTTATTATGGTGATACTAAAGGAAAATACCGATCAATATATGGCAAACCATTAACGAAAGTTGTATGTAAAAATACACGAGATTTTCGTAAAGAAGTAGCTGTCAATGGTAACAAAAAACTTTTTGAAGCCGATCTAAACCCAATATTTGTTTGTCTCAGTGAACATTACATAAACCAAGATGCACCAAAGCTTAATGTAGCATGGTTTGATATTGAGGTTGATATGCAAGCATTTGCAGTATCATCCCAGCACATGGTTAAAATCAGAAAAAAACAATGATTGTTTGATATCGAAGTAATAATGATAAATAATTCTAAAGGAGAATACTATGAATTATTTAAAAATATACAACGATATAATTAAATCCGCACAATTAAAAAATAGAACTAAAAATATATTGTTAGAAAAGCATCATATAATACCACGTAGTTGTGGTGGTGATAATAGTAAAGAAAATTTAGTATTGTTAACCACCCGTGAACATTTTATATGCCATTTATTATTGGTTAAAATATATAAAGATACACCTATATTTTATAAAAAAATGATATATGCATTATGGTGGATGTCAAAAACTAGAAAAGGATACAATGAATATCGGGTTACTAGTCATTCATATTCAGCGGCTAGAATCAAATTTTCTGAAAATAATCCTAATAAATGCATAGACCGTAAAAAAAAGTTTTTGCAAAATCATAAATCCGGAGTTTATAACTACGATTATGATAAGGTAAGGAATACATTAAAATCTACATTATCATTAATGTCTAAAGAAGACATGGATTTACGAATGAAAAATTCAGTTCAAAAATGTGATCATAAAAAACGTGGTGATTCTATCAAAAAGGGGAAAAGTTCTACATTTTTGATGACTACAGTCAACAATGAAACAATTGAATTTTCATCATATGATGATGTATTGTCTATAACTGGATATACTTATAGACAAATAAAGTATAGATTACAACATTATAATGGATTATTAGAAAATGGTGCTTGTGTAACATATATTTCAAAATATCGAGGGAACGATGGGAATATTGGAAGAAAAAGAAATATCAGTATTTGAATTAAGTAACATACAAAATAAAGATGAGTATGAAGTTTACGATGAAACATTAAAAAAATGGGTTAATATTGCAGATTGTAGCTATTTAAAACCTGGACCAGGATATGCATCACCAGATGATGCATTTATGCCAATTACTGCGATTGCAGTTCACTTACAATGGTTAAACACTCTGGTATGTCTTGCAATCCCTCCAAAAACCTTGTCAATGGAGGAAGCAACCGAAATTGTCAAAGAATTTCCAAACACTATATTATTCAATACTGAAGCAGAACTATTAGATACATTTTTGGATTTAATAAAAGATGCCGATGTATTAAGTGGCTGGAATTCAGAAGGTTTTGATATTCCATACACCGTTAATCGGGTTACCAAAGTATTAAGCAAAGATGATACTAGACGTTTCTGTCTATTCAATCAATTCCCGAAAAAACGTGAATATGAAAGATATGGTAAGACAGCATCAACCTATGATTTTGTGGGTAGAGTTCATATGGATAGTTTGGAACTTTATCGCAAATATACTTACGAAGAGCGTCATAGCTATCGCCTAGATGCAATTGCTGAATATGAGTTAGGTGAGCATAAAACAGCATATGAGGGAACACTTGATCAGTTATATAATAATGATTTTAGAACATTTATTGAATATAACAGACAAGATACTATGCTGTTGGAAAAGCTAGATAAAAAATTAAAGTTTTTAGATCTAGCTAATACATTAGCACATGAAAATACGGTATTACTACAAACCACTATGGGTGCAGTAGCAGTAACCGAGCAAGCTATTATTAATGAAGCGCATCAACGCGGGTTTCAAGTACCAACTAGACTCAAATCTGATAGCACATCAGAAAACATGGCAGCTGGTGCTTATGTAGCAAACCCAAAAGAAGGATTGCATGATTGGGTTGGCTCATTAGACATCAATTCACTATATCCATCAGTAATTCGTGCTCTCAATATGGGCCCAGAAACTATTGTTGGTCAGCTTCGTCCTGATATGACCGATGCATTTCTTAAATCTGAGATGGCAAACGGTCGATCAATTACCGCATCTTGGGAAGGTGTATTTGGCACATTAGAATACACTGCTGTTATGAATAAAGAATACGATAAGCAGATTACTATTGACTGGGAAGATGGTGGGTCTGATGTTGCGAGCGCTGATCGCATTTATCAAATGATCTTTGAATCAAAACAGCCATGGATGTTAAGTGCAAATGGTACTATTTTTACATATGAAAATGAAGCAATCATTCCAGGATTATTAAAACGATGGTATGCTGAACGTAAAGATATGCAAAAGAAACTCAAGGAAGCTATTGCAGCAGGTGATAAAGAACAGGAAGAATACTGGGATAAAAGACAATTAGTTAAAAAAATTAATTTGAACAGTTTATACGGTGCTATTTTAAATGCCGGTTGTAGATTTTACGATAAACGTATTGGTCAATCGGTAACATTGACTGGTAGACAAATTGCTAAACATATGGCTGGAACTGTTAATCAAATTGTAACAGGTGAATACAATCATATTGGCAAGGCTGTTATTTATGGTGATACAGACTCGGTTTATTTTTCTGCATATCCAATCTTCAAAAAAGAAATAGAAGCTGGAAATATCCCATGGGAGAAAGAAGATGTATCTGCATTATACGATCAGATAGGTGAAGACGTAAACAAAACATTCTCTCCATTCATGTTATCAGCATTTCATTGCCCACCAATTAGAGGTGAAGTTATTAAAGCTGGACGAGAAATTGTTGGTAGTAAAGCATTGTTCATTACAAAAAAACGATATGCGGTATTAGTGTACGATAAAGAAGGGAAACGCAAAGATAAAGATGGCAAACCTGGTGAGATAAAAGCAATGGGATTAGATTTGAAACGATCAGATACCCCTGAATTCATGCAAAATTTCTTGAGTGAAATATTAGAAATGGTATTAACTGGTTCTCCTGAAAAAGAAGTTTTGAATCGAATATCAGAATTTAGATCTTTATTCAAAGCAAGACCAGGCTGGGAAAAAGGTAGCCCGAAACGAGCTAATAATATCACCAAATATCGAGCATTAGAAGATAACACTGGTAAAGCAAATATGCCTGGTCATGTTCGAGCTAGTCTGAATTGGAATACTTTAAAATCGGTATTTTCTGACAAATATTCAATGAATATTACTGATGGTGCTAAAGTAATTGTATGTAAACTGAAAGATAATCCATTAGGATTTACCAGTGTTGCTTACCCTGTTGATGAACTGAGATTACCACAGTGGTTTAAAGAACTACCATTTGAACATTCAGCAATGGAAGCTGTTATTATTGATAAAAAAGTGTCAAATTTGATCGGTGTATTAGAATGGGATCTAATGAGTACCAATGAACAGACATCATCAAATGCTCTTTTTAGATTCTAAAAAACTTGACAAGATCTATTAATAGTAGTATAATATTTAAAAATAAAGGAATTACAATGAAAGACTTTTTACAGGACTTGGTATCACATACTCATTCGTTGGGATTTATCCCACTTTTAAGAATAAATGCGTCTGATACACGGACATATATCGACGCTGTGACTGAAGATAGAAAAATGTTATTCTCAGGGATCACTAAAACACCTGTACCAAATATAAATGGTAGTTTTGGCATGAACAATCTCCATAAATTGGACCTACATTTGAAGTGCCCGGAATACGATAAAAATGCAGGTATTTCTATCATCACTGATACAAGAAATGATGAAGTGATACCATCTGGTATCCATTTCCAAAATCAAGCAGGTGATTATCAAAATGATTTTAGATTCTTACACAAACACATTGTAGATTTAAAATTTAAAGATGCGGATTTTTTAGGAACCACTTGGGACATCGAGTTTGAACCAGCACAAACTAGCATTCAACGGTTGAAATTTCAGGCGGCTGCTCACACAGAGGAGACATTCTTTAGTACAACTACTGATGCAAACAAAAACTTGTTGATCAATTTTGGCGAAATGAATAGACATGCTGGCAGTTTTGTATTTCAAGCAGGAGTATCTGGGAGTTTACGGAAAGCATGGAATTGGCCAAAGTCATATGTTATCAGTGTGTTAAATCTAGCGGGTGATAAAACTATTAGAATCAACGATCAAGGTGCATTACAAATAACAATTGATAGTGGATTGACCGTATATAATTATACATTTAAAGGACTAATAATTTAAGGAAAAATTATGAGTAAACCAGAAGAAATTGATTTAGAAAAATTCGTTGATATGTTTGATACTGCGATGAATTCAGATAACCCAGCAGTTAAACGATGTTTTAATAATTTATTAATGGTAGTGGCTTTAGCACATGCCGAAGATAAAGAAAAACAGCTCGGTCCATTACGAAAATTAGTAAATGATGTAACCGAGTTAAATAGCAGGATGGCTACTATTGAAAAAGCAATGGTGCACACAAATTCATACGTGTACAATGATATGGGCATCGATTACAATACACCACCAATATGGACCACTACTGGTACTAATTATGGTAGTGGTTATGTTCCACCATTCTCTGGTGCAACAAGTACATTTAAATTAAATTAATTTTAACCGCTACAGGAAGTAGCATTTTTCAAACCATAAAGAAAGGAAGCTATCATGGCTAAAAACTACAAAACATATTCATATTTTGAAAACCGCCCAGATGTTGTAAAAATCTTCGAAGATTTAGAAGCATTTCATGACTTTTGCCGAATGGAGATGAGAAAATTTGATCCAGCAGAACTCTACCGGAAGGATTCGAAATCATATGGTGCATATTTGGCGAGCAAACGTCCACGTAAACCATATCAAGGTAATAAACCTTGGAATAATACTAACAAACAAAAATTTGTTAAAAAGTAGTGTAGATGGTGGGGATTTATCCCCACCTTTATCAAGGAATATAATGGCTAATACACAATTAACTAACAGAATTTTTACAAACTCAATAAACTACGATAAAATAACGTTTTCTAGTCCTAGCACACGCTTCATAAGTGGTACAGGAAACATGGTAATGGAAATCCCTTCGACAGAAGATGCAACATTGAATATCACTGGCAAGGTTAATCTTAATGGGGACAACCTCGAAGAAAGATTAAGTCGCATTGAAAGTTTGTTGCATATTCCACGACGGGATGTTATAATGGAACAGAAATACGAAAAACTGAAGTTATTGTGGAAAGAATACACAGAAACTTTGGAAGCACTTAAATCTTGGGACACTATTAAGGAGTCAACATGAGTAAAACAATTAAATTTTCAGAAGAATTCATTAATACATTTGATGGGACATATCAAGAACTGGAAAGTATCGTCACAACTTTAGCGACGATGGTGAATGACGGAACTTTATTAGCCAATACAACATCCATCACATTCGGTGGTGAATTCGACCAAGTAATCGAAATTAAACTGTAGGAAATTTATGTCAGTATTAGTACCAGAAAAACCAGCAGAAGGCATTATGAAAACCGGCGACTATGGAGACAGCAAGTTTTATAAAATAGGATGTAAATGCGGAAATGAAGATGATGATATTCATTTTGAAGTGGAAGCAGATGAATTTGGAATTAATATTAATGTTAATACTTGGACTCATCCAAAGACCGACTGGTGGAATCGCGTAGTTGAAGAAAATCATACTCCCAGATTTGAAAGTTCTTGGCTGTATAGCGTTGACGAATCTATTCGCAGTTTTATAAATGGATTTGCTCATCGGATTAAAATTTCATACGCATTGTGGACATCTGGCTATCTGAAGTACTCACAAACTACCATAATGAGTGAACAACAAGCACTTAACTACGCACATACTTTAATTAATGCAATTGAAGATGTTAAAACGTTCCGTAAAGAACGCATGCAAGCAAAAGATATTTCAGAAGGCTGCTAAAATAACTGGAAGGATCCAATGATTAAAAAATTTTTTAAAGATATAACTGGCGTAACTGCTAGGGAAGAAGCTGCACGAATTGCTATTCTTGAAAAAGAAGAAAAAGCTGCTCGTGCAGCTGCTAAACGCAAAGCTAAAAAAGAAAAAGAAGCAGAGGCAAAACTCTCACCAAAAGAAATAGCAAACAAGCGCAAAGAAGCATGGGTTGATGTTATCGGATTTAAAGTCAATAAAGATAATATCAGAAATGGTTTTTATGAATTGGATTGGAATGAATATTTCATTACTGAATTAAAGCAAGAAGGCTATGGGTTTGATGGTGACCCAGATGAAGAAATAGTAGCTCGTTGGTTCAGAGATATCTGCATTAATGCAGCTGCCGCAGAAGGGGTTGATATGGATAATCGGGAAACTGGTTATATCAATGTTACGAAATTAACCGGTGGAAAAGCTGAGGTAAAATAACCTCAGCTCACCATTATTCAAGGATGAATA